TATCTGCTACGAGATGGATTGATAGTCTTAATTTTTATGGTGATCGTTGTGATGAAGATCAAGCATTAAAATGGCCTAGAAATAATTATGAAGTTGATGATGTTGAACTTGCTTGTACTGCAACTCCAAAAGATATTAAATATGCACAATATGAATTAGCTAGAGCATTAGCGAATGAAACAGATGCAATAACTGGTAACAAAGGTACTGACGGAACTTATGAAGAAGTCAAAATAGGAGATATGGAGGTTAAGTACAACACTGATAGTCAGGGTGTTGGAACGATTAACAATGTATTTGACGTTTATCCTTGGTTGCAGTCCTATCTTGGTGCTTATTGTCTTGGTGGAAGCGGTAGCTATCAGGTTCGGGTAGTTAGAGGTTAATCATGGCAGGAGCATTAGATACAGCATTAAAAGCGATTGCCAAGCAGGTTGTCTCTGATCTTGGAGCAGCTTTAGATACGACGATTACTTATTCTGTTAATGGAAAAGGTAGTTATAACGTGGCAAAAGGGAAGCAATTAATTACAACAACTAGTTATTCTGATATTAAAGTGCCTGTTGAGTTTATAAAAGCAGAAGAAGATGAAGGTAGGGAGATAAGACGAGCAAAATTATATATAACACCTGATTTAATAGGAGATCATCAACCTACTTTTGAAGATGAAATTACGTTAAGTTATGCAGGATCAACACATGTTTCTCAGATAACTGATATAGATACAAAACGTGGTGGACAAGTTTATCTACATACAATTTTGGTGAGGTTCTAATGGCTAGGAGGAGTGCGACACCACGTAGGTTATCTACAAAGTCAAAGGCAAATGCTTTTACAAAACAAATATTGGATGATTTTGAGGATGAAGTAGAAGCTCAATTAAATGGTTTTATTGCTGCTGTTGTTAGTGATTTAACCTCAAAAACAGTAAGTCCTGTTTTGACTGGATTTTTTGCTTCTAGCTGGAAAGCAGGTAAGTCAATTATTAATGAAGAAGATGCAAGAGAAAGGTTTAGTCCTTGGTCTTCTATTAAAACGATAGGAACACCTAATGGAATTAAGCTTGCTCCTGGTCAAAAACCTTATATAAAACAGCGTTTTGCTGTTCCTAAAACTTTTAAGTTAAATGAAACTGTTTATGTAGGAAACTCGACTAAATATGCTCCGCAAGCGTTATTCTCTCCTAAATCTAGTGTATTTGCTTATTTAGCAGGTGGCTCAGGGAGGTTTAAAGAAGGTTTATCTGAGAAAATTGATAGATTTTTCACTGATAAACGTCCTAGTATTAGTGTTGGGGGAGATTACATTGGATCTAATGTTAAAGATGTACAAACTCAGTATCAAGACTTATGACTCTTGTAAATACCAGAGCTGCTTTTGAAGCAGCAATTACAGATGCTGTAAAGGATGTTGATCCTACAGTTACTATGATTTATGACAATGTTTCATATACTAAACCAGGGAAAAAAGTTAAATATATAGTTACAACGATTAACTTTGGGAGAGCAACTCAACAGGCTCAAGGGGACGCACAAACGTATTACTCAGGATTTATCCAGTCTGGTATTTATGTTCCGAAAGGCGCAGGAACTTCTGTCCTTGCGGCTTTGAGTGAGGCAGTTATCACAGGCATGACCTCTGTTAATTCTTCTACTTATGTAGATACTTATTCCTGTGATCCAAGAGTTGGTGATGTTGTTGGCCCTGGAGGAATTGATGATGAAGACGAATCACATTACTTAGGTGTGATTACCTGTCAATTTTCCGCAAATGGTTAATTTCGAGTTAGTATGCTAATAATGTATAAATCTTTTCATGAGAGCTGTTGAGCTTCTAAGCAACAAATTTGGTGTAAGCCAGTTATACCAACACGATGTAAAGAAAGATGGTGAAGTTGTTCTTACTATTTTCTGGCATCCGTTAACAATTGCTGAGAGAGAATCTATTCAGAAAAAGGCTGGCAGCACAGATGATGCAAATAATTTTGCTTTATCTTTGATGATTCAAAAAGCGTTAGACGAAAAAGGAAAAAGGTTATTTGCTGACGGAGATAGAGCAACTCTTCGTAGGGAAGTAGAGGCTGCTGTCTTACAAGAGATTCAATTAGCAATGCTTGAATCTGGATCGAATAAGGAGGTAGACGAAGCTGAAGCTGATTTAAAAAGCGAATAAGGAGTGGATCTTTTTATTTTCGTTAGCGAAGGAATTAGGTAAAACCGTTAAAGAGCTGACGAGAGAATTAACAAGAGAAGAAATGATAGGTTGGGCTGCTTTTTTTAAGATTCAGAATGATGAAATGGAAAGAAGTCAAGAAGCAAGACAAACAGGTCGTGCTATTAGATCTCAAAAAGGGTAAGATAGAAGATATTGTTTGGTACGAGAGGAGTGGCTGAAGCTTATACCAGGACGCTTAAGTTTGAGGTAAAAGATGCTCAAGTAAGAAAGGCTGTTAAAGAGCTAGGTAAATCCTTAGATGGTATTGATAAGTCGTTAGATAAGATTAATCAAGCTTTTACCAAATCAGTAAAAGGTGGCATTAAAGAAACAATTAAAGGCGTAGGGGAAATATCTGCAATAGTCAAAGATTTAGCAAATATTACTAAAAAAATAGAAGTTGTTCCTAAACAAAAAATAACTCAAAGCATAAAAGATATAAGGAAAATCAATAATTTAATGAAACAGTTAAAAACTGTTTCTTCTCCTTTTTCTGGTGATGGGAGAAAAAGTGACGAACGCAATGCTGCAGTAGATGTACTTCAAAAGTATATCAATACAGTTACAAATGGAACAAAAGCTATTGGGACAAATGAAGCTGCTTTAAATAGGCAAGCTAATGCGTTTGCTTTGGTTGCTGCAAATGTAAAAATTGGAAGCGCACAATATATAAATGTTGTTCAAGCACAAGAAAAAGCAGAACAAAAATTAAGACTTGCTCAACTTGACAGGATTAAGGCACAAGAACAGTTGTATGCCGTATCAAATCTTCAAGGAGGTATAGATCAAACAGGATTTAAAAATGTCAACAAATTGTTGGCTATGGAATCAAAACGATTTATGGAAGGAGGAGCAAGCGATACAACTGCTTCTTTAAATGCTTATAAAGCTGAATTAGAAAATGTTAATAGTCTTTTGAAAATAGGTTCAAAAGAATATTATTTAGTTGAAGAAGCAATAGAAAGGATTAACAGAAGATTAGGGGTCAAAACTCGTTTAGTAAGAGAAGAAGAAAAAGCTGTTGCTTCTCAAGCGAAGTTTTATAGAGATATAACTGTACAAATTGATAAAATTGCTAGGAAAGGCGTTAGAAATATAGGGAAAGTTTTTGAAGGAAAGTTTGGAGGAACAGCGCAAGCTGGTGGGATATATGTTTTGACTCGTGGAATAGAAGATTTAACTACAAAATGGAAATTCCTTGATCAACAACTAAAAATACCTTTATTGGGTGATCGTCAATTAAGTTCAGTAGCTAATTTCGTCAGAAGATCGCAAGAAGGCATCGCTGCAATCGGAATCAGCTACAAGGGACTAAGCGGAGTTTTAGGTGCGGCAAGTTGGGTTACGGGAGCCATCGGTGGAGCGTTGAAATGGGAAGAGCAAATGATGTTAAGCATAAGAAGGATTAATACGGCAAGGAAAAGTTTAGATCAAAGAATGGCAGATGCTCTTGATCGAGGAGAAAACCCTTTAACGGGGCTTGGTAATTTCTTACGAGGAAAGAGTGGCGAACGTGGTCAAAAAGCAGAAATAGCTGATAAAGGACCAAGTCTTCAAGAGGAACTTTCAAAGGACATTGCTCATCAGCTTCAATTGCTAACTAAAACAAATGCCGAAGCAAGTGAATATTTAGGTATTCAATCTAAAGCTATAGAATTACAGAAAAGATTAAATGCTGAACTTGACCAGAAAAAATCTTTAGAAGTAGCTGCTGGAAAAATGGCTTCTGAGGTTTTTGCTGAAGAATATAGAGATTTTCAGGATCAAAATGACAAGATAAGAAAGGGTATCAAAGAAAGATATGATGATGATAAAAAATTTAGAGATGATCAAAGACAAGACGCTGACAAATTAATTAAAGAAAAAGGTCAATTAAGACTTAATGAAGTACAAAAACGGTGGAAGGCCGAGGCAGACGGTCATAAACGAGATATGAGACGAATAGCAGAAAGAGCTAACGCCGAAAAACAAAGAAGAGAAAAAAGAGCTGCAGCACTAAGTAGGTTTGGCGAGAACGTAATGTTGGGAGCAGGTTTTCCAATGTTATTTGGTGGTGGCCCTGGAGCTGTTGCTGGTGGTTTAACGGGTGCTATTGGTCAATCTTTGATGGGATCAAAAGGCTTTGGGATGCAAATATTTTTTAGTGCGATAGGTCAACAAATAGATGCTTTTGTAGGCAAAACTGCTGAGTTAGGAAAAGCATTTAACGATATAAATCCAAATGTAGACGCTGTTATTGCTTCGCTAGGAGAGACAAATACTGTTTATGGAAGGCACTTGGAAATACTTAAAACAATAAAAGGAGAAGCTGCTGCAATGGAAGAAGCTACTCGCAGGTTGACTCACGTAATAGGTAAAGAGGGAGTTGAAAGTCTATCCCAGTTTGGACAAGATGCTCAAGACTTTGGTAATGAAATGGGTAAAGCTTTTACTTTAATGAAAGCTTCTGTTGCTGAATTAATAAATAATAGTGGAATTTTGCTCGGCATCACCAAAGCAATAGGTAAAGCCGCCAGATTTGTTTCTGCTTTTGAAGCCGCAAACGAAGGAGATAAAAAAATGGCTCTTTTATTTGCTCAAAGAGCGTCAATTGTTAAGCGGCAAAAATCTGCTCTTTCAATAAAAGATAAAAGAATAGCTGATGCGGATTTAAAACGACAAGATAATTTAATAGACCAAGCAGAAATAGCAAGGCAAGGTAAATTCTTCTCTGAAGATTTATTAGGCCCAGGTGCGATTGCTACGGCTAAATATGATTCTAGGACTAAATTATTGAATGAAAAAATGAATCCAAATATAGGTGAACGTCAAGCAAAAATTAATAACGAAATAAATGAAGTTATGAAGAAATCTACATCAAAACGTAATTCAAAAGCCTATAAAGAAGAGCTTGCCTCGATAACAGCAGCAGTTACGTCTTACTATGAAGCAGAAGATAAGTATAAAGAATTCCAAGATAAAAACAAATCAGCACAAGATTATACGAAGAAATTAGCTGATTTAGATACAGAAATAGCTGGTCAAAAAGAATTAATGAATATGGAACATGGAAGTTATGAACTTAGAGAAAGAGAAGCTGAGATAATAAGAGAAACAGCAGGTTTGGAAGGAGATAAACTTGAGCAAGTTAAAGATAGATTGAATAAACTATATGAGCTTCAAGATGTAAATGAAAATATTAGACAACAAGAGGAACAATTAAAAGCTGTATATGACGCAATAGGAGTTTCAATTAGAGATGGATTAGTTGAAGGAATTAATGCAGCAATAGATGGTACTAAAACATTAGGAGAAGTTGCTTCTAATACGTTCAGAAGAATCAGTAGTGCGTTATTAAATTATGGGGTAAACATAGGTCTTTCTAGTCTTCCTGGTGTTGGACCAATGTTTGCTTCTGCTTTAGGCATGAATGTAGGGCCAACGAGTTTAGCAGGAACATCAGCAGGAGATTTACCAGGAGATTTACCTTTAGGAGCAAGTGATCTTGTAGGAAGTTTAGATGGATTGGCTGCAAATGGTGGACCTGTGAAGGGAGGAGGTAGTTACATCGTTGGAGAAAAAGGCCCAGAACTATTCGTTCCAAATTCAAGCGGTAATATCGTTCCAAATCATGCAATGGGAGGTTCAACAAACGTAGTGGTTAATGTAGATGCTTCTGGCTCGTCTGTTCAAGGAGATGAAGGACAAGCAGGGGAGTTAGGATCTATGCTGGCAGCAGCAGTTCAAGCTGAACTGATTAATCAACAACGACCTGGAGGACTCTTAGCAGGTACACGTTAATGGCAACTTTTAATGATGCGACTTTAGGAACTTCAACTGGGGGTACAACTCCACAATATGGAGTTCAAAAAAGGTCTAAGCCTGTAAATCGTATAGTTCGTTTTGCAGATGGATATGAACATCGAATTTTGTTTGGGTTAAATGCACATACAAATCCAAAAGTTTATTCCTTACGATTTGCAGTCTCAGAATCAGATGCAGATAAGATTGAAGAATTTTTCGATGCTAGAGCATTAGATCAAAATAGTTTTACTTTTACTCCACCTGGAGAAAGTTCAGCTTCTAAATTTGTTTGTGAATCATGGAATAAATCTATTCCTTATGTAAATAGAGCAACAATTACAGCAACATTTAGGGAAGTATTTGAACCATGAGTTTAGATCCTATTATTGATGATCTACAAAGTAGTAATCCGTCAGCAATTATTGAACTATTTGAGTTGGCTTTAGATCCAACATTGCATGGTACTCAATCGACAATGACGTATCGGTTCCATGCAGGAAGCAACTTAAATGCAAATGGAGAGATAGTTTGGCAAAATAATACTTACTCACGTTATCCAGTAGAAGCAAGTGGATTTGCTTTCCAGAGAGGACAGCTTCCTAGACCACAAATAACAATCAGTAATGCATTAAGTTTAGTTACAGCAGTAATACTTGAGGTTAACTTAATTACTTCTGGCAATGATTTAACGGGTGCAAAAGTAACAAGAATTAGAACTTTGGCTAAGTTTTTAGATGCTGCTAATTTTTCAGGAGGCAATGCTTCTGCGGCAAACCATGAATTTCCAAGAGAAATATATTATATAGATAGAAAAGCTGCTGAAAATAGAGAGATTGTCACCTTTGAGCTTGCAAGTATTAGTGACTTAGGAGGAATAAGACTACCTAAAAGGCAATGTACCAGAGATATATTTCCTTCTATTGGTACGTTTGTCTAATGAATTGGAAAGCAGAAGCACTAGAACATGCTAAAACAGAAGACCCAAAAGAATCTGTTGGGTTGTTGTTAAATATTAAAGGTAAAGAAGTTTATTTTCCTTGTCGTAATTTATCTATGAATCCCCAACAATGTTTCATTATAGACCCGGAAGATTATGTGAAAGCAGATGATTCAGGACATATTATTAGTATTATTCATTCTCATCCTGTGACACCAGCAGCAGCAAGTGAAGCAGATAAAGTTAGTTGTGAAGCCAGTGGATTACCTTGGCATATTGTTAACCCTAAAAATGAACAATGGGGTTATTACGAACCATCAGGATACAAAGCCCCATTAAAAGGTAGATCGTGGTGTTGGGGCGTTACTGATTGTTGGAGTTTGACGAAAGATTGGTATAAAGAGGTGAAAAATATAGAACTTAGAGAATATAAAAGACCAATAACTCCTGAAGAATTTATAGATAATCCAGTATCAAAAGAAGATGGTGATGCAAATAATTTTTTACTTTCAATAGGATTTAGATTATTAGCACCTAATGAAAAGTTAGAGAATGGGGATGTTTTACTGATGTCTATTATGGCTCCAGGTTTAAATCATGCTGCGGTTTTTTTAAATGGGGAAGTTTTACATCATTTAGCAGATCGTTTAAGTTGTCAGGAACCTTATTCTGAATGGTTGCTAAAATGTACGGGAGGCAGGTATCGGTATGTTGAAAACAATTAAATTATATGGTGATCTACGAGAGATCACGGGGTATAGCGAATTAGATGCTCATGTAAATAGCGTCGGAGATTCTATAAGGTTTTTATTAATGAATTGGCCTCAACTAGAGGCACATATGAATACGCAGCATTATCAGGTGTTAACTGATGGTAATGAGATAGGAGAAGAAGAAATTCATTATCCAGTAGCAGAAGAAATCAAAATCGTTCCAGTAATTGTGGGAGCAGGAGGAAATACAGGAAGGATTTTGTTTGGGGCTTTTATGATTTACTTAGCCTTTACAACAGGTGGAGCTTCTTTATCAGCTTTGAAAGCCGGAAATATGGCTGGTGTATTTGCGGGCGCACAGGGGTGGGCTGCTAGTGCAGCATTTGTTGGCGCAAGTCTAGTTGTAGGAGGAGTAACGGATATGCTTTTTCCTCCTCCTAAACCAGATGAAAACGAGCAAGATCCACGTATTTCATTTGCTTTCGGCGGAACTCCAAATACTTCAAGAGCAGGGACAACGCATCCTGTTGTATATGGAGAAGTCTTTACAGGCTCTACAGTTATTAGTATGAATGTAACTACTGATCAAGTATCGGCATGACAAAGATAATTAGAGGATCAGGCGGTTTATTTGGTCCTAAGCCTCCTCGTAAACCAACACGTGCGCCAGATACATTAAATAGTCGTCAGTTTTTAACGCTTCAGGATTTAATTAGTGAAGGTGAAATAGAGGGATTTGCAACAGCTTCAAAAGAAGGCAGGACAAGAGGCTCTTCTGTTTATAATGTTGCTGCGTTAAAGGATGTTTATTTAGATAATACCCCTATTTTACAAGCATCAGCAGACTCTACTAATCCTCAAGAAACAGACTATAACTTTCAAGACGTTACTTTTACACCTCGTTTTGGAACGAACAATCAAAGTTATATAGGCGGAATAGAACAATCCTCAAGTCCTATTAGTGGATTTCCACGGGCATGTACTTTTTCTGGTCCTGTTAATCAGGAAATCTCAAATGCTAATACAGATGCAGTTCGTGTAACCATCAATTTCCCTCAATTGCAAGAATCAACAGATAAAGGAGATTTGCTAGGACGCTCTGTCACATTGAAAATAAGTGTTGAATATGGAAGTGGTAACGGTTTTACTGAGAAGATTAGAGACACGATTACAGGCAGAACAAGTGATTCTTACTCAAAGGATTATCGAGTAACTTTAACTAGCGCAACAAGACCTGCAACTATAAAAGTTGAGAGATTAACTGCTGATCATAGTGGAATGATTCTTGATGAGTTCAATGTATTAACAATGCAAGAATTGGTTGATGATCATCAATCTTATCCAGATAGTGCTTACGTAGCTTTAACTCTTGATAGTAAAGTAGTAAGTAGTGTTCCAGGTAGAAAATATAGAATAAGAGGTATCAAAGTAAGAATTCCAGGTGCAGGGGCTTCTAATTCTGGAACGCCTACAGTTGATAATAATACAGGAAGAATTATATACCCTAGTGGTTATATATTTAATGGCACTATGGGTGCAGCGCAGTGGTGTTCATGTCCTGCGATGGTGTTACTTGATCTTCTTACAACTGTTAGATATGGTCTAGGAGATCACATAAGTGACAGCAATTTAGATCTATTTAGTTTTGTTAATGCCTCTAAATTTGCAAACACATTAGTTGATGACGGTTTCGGAGGAGAAGAAGCTAGATTTAGTTGTAATGTTAATATTTTATCGGCAAAAGAAGCATTTAATATTATTCAAGAACTTTGTGGAGTTATGAGATGTATGCCTATATGGAGCGCAGGGACAATAACTATTGCTCAGGACAAACCAACGGATGCAAGTTATTTATTTAGTCTTGCAAATGTAACTGAAGAAGGATTTTCTTATTCTGGTTCGTCGTTAAAGACAAGACATTCTGTAATAGCTGTTAGCTATTACAATATGGACTCGAGAGATATAGACTATGAAGTAGTAAAGGATAGTGCAGCAGAAGCAAAACTAGGGGTTGTTAAAAAAGAAATCAAAGCTTTTGCCTGTACAAGCAGAGGACAGGCACAGCGATTAGGGAAAGCTATACTTTTTTCCGAACAAAATGAATCAGAAGTTGTGGGATTTACTACATCTGTTGATGCTGGAGTAACAATCAGACCTGGAGCAGTAATAGATATAAATGATCCAGTTCGTAGTGGAGCCAGACGATCTGGGCGTATAAATGCTGCGACTACAACTACGATTACTGTTGATGATACTCAAGATTTATCTACATTTAGTGGAGGTAGTAAAAAGATAAGTGTGCTAATGCCTAATAATTCTGTCGAAACAAAAGATGTTTTAAGTCTTACAAATGGAGTAATTACTTTATCATCTGCTTTATCTGAAGTTCCTAATGTTAACTCAATATGGTTTCTAGTTAGTGAAACAATTGAAGCTCAAAAATTTAGAGTAATTACTGTTGAAGAAGCTGATGGGATTAATTATAAAATTACAGCTTTATCTTACAGACCAAATAAATACGCAAATATTGAAGATGGTCTTAATTTACTAGCAAGAAACGTATCAATATTAAACGCTCCAGCTTCTCCTCCTACTGAGCTAGATTTTGACGAAAGGACCATTGTAAGGAATGGAGTTGCTATCTCAAGGCTTTTTGTGACATGGATTCCTGTTCCTGGTGTTAGTCAATATATGGTTCATTATCGTTTTTCTAATGGAAACTATGAAAGCCAGGTTGTTTTTAGGCCAGATATAACGATTGATAATTCTGAATTAGGGACTTATGAGTTTGAGATATTTTCTTTTAATGCAGCTTTAGAAATTTCAAATACATCTCTGCAAAGGTCATACCCCGCCGAAGGTAAAACAGCAAAGCCAGCAGACGTACAGAATTTAACAGCAGAACCAGTTGGTGATCATTTTATGAGATTGAGATGGGATCAATCGACTGATGCTGACGTTTTGCATGGAGGAAGAGTCTACGTTAGACACTCTAATAAGACTGATGGCTCTGGTACGTTTGCAGGTTCGGTTGATCTAGTTGCAGCTTTAGCAGGAAACACCTCTGAAGCTGTCGTTCCAGCTTTAGAAGGTGAATACATTTTAAAATTTCAAGATGATGGAGGACGTTTTTCTCCGGGAGAAGCAAGTGTTGTTATTGATATTCCAGATGTAGGACAACAATTAGCTGTTTTGACCAAGAGAGAGGATTTACTAAGTACTCCGTTTAGTGGCACCAAAACAAATGTGTCTTATAGCAGTGGAGCGTTGAAACTAACTGATCCTTCTACTAATGCAACAGGGACTTATGCCTTTGCCGATACTTTAGATTTAGGCGGTGTATTTACATTGACATTAAAAAGGCATATTCAAAGTTTAGGTGTTTTAATTGGAAGCGATATTGATGATGTTCCTGATTTCGATAATATTGTTAACTTTGATGGAGATCCTGCCAATGATACTGATTGCCAAGTATTTGTAAAAACAAGTACGGATGCTTCTAGTTACGGGGATTTTAATGCTTTTGCTAATGGAGAATTTAAGGCAAGAGCGTTCCAATTTAAAGCAAATGTGTTAACAACAAATACCAACCAAAATATTAATATTCAGCAATTAGGTTATACAGCAATTCTTCAATCTAGGACTGAACAAAGTACAACAACTATTGCATCTGGAGCAGGGGCTAAAAATGTAGCTTTTTCTAAGCCTTTCTTTGTTGGAACGGCAAGTCTTGGCGGTGCTAATGCTTATTTACCTTCGATTGGTATTACGGCTCAAGGGATGGAGTCAGGGGATTTCTTTGAATTATCAAATGTATCAGGTACAGGTTTTACAGTTCATTTTAAGAACGGAAGTACAAGTAAAGATAGAAACTTTAGTTATCAGGCTGTAGGTTTCGGCAAAGGGGTATAGAATGATTGAAACTGTAGAAGATTAGTGTCTCAGGTCACAAACTATACCG